TCTCCATCGTAGGATTTGGCTGTTTAAGATAGCAAAATTTGATTTTATCGCCGTCTCTAATTTTCTCAACGGTCTTGGTGAGTTTGTGTTTCTCAAGCATTCTATTGTAGATCAAGGCACCACGAACATGTATAGGAGTACCAGAACGCCAGCTATCACCATCACGATACTTATTGATACCGTTCATACCACGAGGAAAAGCCACCTCTTCAAACGACATTTTGAAAAACTTACCACGAAATTCTTGAACATAGTCAATCAAATCGCTTTCATCTCGATTCATAATGAGTGAGATTGCACTCTTAATACTCTCTCGACAGGACTGTGGAGTAGAAGAACGAACTGCTTCGATTCCCATGATTTTGAGTTTAGGCTCAGAATATTGAACGCCTTCGTTGTTATATACGTTAAGAATATAGTGCTTCTTTCCAGTCCATATTCCTTTGTTTGCAATCGCCTCTCGCTTCATAAACATCTTCTGAGAGAAAGCATTGACATACTTAGCAAGCTCCTCATAAGATTTATTGAGGAAAGGCTCAATCGCCTTAGAGCAAATCTTATCTAGATATTTCACAACCTCATCAACAGGAGCATCAGGTTTGAACTTCTTTACAAATTTATCCATGACTATGTAAATCGAGTCCGTGTCAGAAGCCACGATGAAATCATCATCTGTTTTCAAAAGATTATTCAGATAATCATTCATCTTCTTCTCAATCCAGCGAATAGAGAATTGACCACCCATCGTGACAGACTCAGCATAGTTAGGATTGAACCAACGAAACCATTCATTGCCAAGAGCGCCATAAGCACAGTTCAACTGAATTTTCTTGGCGTGTTGAATCTTATCATAACGAATACTATCACGGAGATGCTCAGAATTACCTGTGTCTTCATACTTCTGTTTAGCATCAAGCATCATTCTCTTAAAGCGAGAACGGTCTTCATACATTTTCTCCATCAAAGAAGGAAGAAACCCTTGGCCTTCACGGTTCCACAAACAACCATTAGGCGTGATTGTGAGATTTTCAGCATTCAAGTGTTCTGTGATATCTTCATTGTTCAGCACACCATCAAGAAATCCATCGACGGTGCAACCAGGAAAACTAACCCTTGAGTTATATTTTTCTGGTGAGATATTGTATTGCATGATTAGATGTGGGTACAGAGAGTTCAAATCAAAAGAACATACCCAATCGTGCTTGCCTAGAATAGGATTCTTTACATGACCACCAACGAACGAATATGGTTTATCATTTCGCTTGAACTGAGGTATCACAATCTTCTGTTCGAGCAGATAGTTGTGAATGATAACATCCCACATACGAACCGATGTATAGGCGTCAACATAGTTCAACTTAGCATCATAAGCCAGAGCCAGTGCTAGGTCAATCAACTTCAGCTTGTCATCTAGCTTATTGATAAGTTCAGTATCAATGATGTTATATTCAACATATTTCTGAAAGTTTTGCTCATAGAAATTATGAAGAGAACCATATTCAGAGTAGTCTAGCTTGCGTTGATCTAGTTCAACATAAGCGATGTGGTCTAGCTTGTATGACTCTTGCTGCGTGTATGTCCACTTACGATAGACTGCAAGATAGTCTAGAATTTGAACGCCGAATATATCATAGGTAGTGATTTCTTCATTATTGTTCTTCTGCTTCTTATCACGAACGAACTTCCAAGGAGAGAACATTTTGACATATTCTTTACCACAGATGTTTCTGACACGATTGACAAGGTAAGGAATATCAAAAAATTCGATATTCCAGCCAGTCAAAATGTCTGGGTCCATCTTACGATATTCTTTTAGAAAGGTAAGTAGAAGTTCTTTCTCATCTCTACATTGCAGATAGGTTACATCGTCTCTATCCGTCTTGAAGTCTCTGATACCAATAACAACAAACTTTTTACCATCTGAGATGGTGATAACGGTAATCGCTTTGTTCGCCAGTTCAACATTTGGGAAACCATCATCTGACATAGTTTCAATATCTAGAGATACAACATTGATAAGGTCTCGGTCATATTGAACTTCACCAGTCCATTTGTCATTGATGTAAGGATAGACGAATTGTGTCATACCATAGAAATTGAAGTTACTAATGTCTGAATATTGTTCTGTGAATTGCTTTGCTTCACGAATTGAATCGAATTGTACCTTACCAGCACGATCACCAAAAGGAGACTTGTAATCTCCGTCTGCACTACTTACGAACAAGTATGGCTTATATTCGTCTTCATATTGAATACGTTCGCCGTTGCGAATTGCACGAACGAGCATTTTGTTACCGAATTGTCTGACGTTTGTATAGAAGTTCATGCTTATCTCCAAAGTGAATAGACAGTATATCTCATATTCAGAGGGATGTCAAGCCTTTCTTCCATAAAACTTCGTCTCTCCATCATGCTTCGCATCAAACAGATACCAACAGCAGTTGTCTTTACCTGTTGACTTACTGTCTTCAATCCACTTGACTCTACCTACACTCACAATCTTATGTAGTCTGTCCATAAAGGGCGCAGACTGCTTTGTGTGCATCCAGTCAGCATCAAATAGCAACCACGTCGGTGCCATATTAGATAGATGCTCTATCAACGGGTGAAGTATCGTTCGATTCCAAGGTGGGTTTGTTATGATAAAATCTGTGTTGGGAGGAGCAATAAAGTCAAAGGCATCCATCTGTTCAACACCACTATCTTGTGGTTCAATGTCAGATAGCATTGTTGGAAGAGCCTCAGACTCTGATAGATAGTCCAAATGAAGTGCCAGTCTTGCATCGCCAGCACAGGGTTCTGCGAAGGTAAAACTCTTCGGAAGATGCGGTATTAATGGCATAACAGCACCAAGTGGAGTAGGATAAAAATCTCTCTCTATCCTCTCAAATGAACTTCTCTTACCCACTATGCTGCAATCCTAGAGAAGTTCTTTACTTTCTCAAAACGAAGAGTGTTCTCGAATTTGTCAATCAACTGATCAGTCTTGTGGCTTATAACGAACACATTCGAGTCACCAGTGATATCAGTCAAAATCTTCATAAACTCTTCTGTGCCATTAGCGTCAAGAGAGCCATCAAACACCTCATCCATAATCAACAGATTGGTTGAGACAGAGTTTCGTAGCTTTGAGACTGCTCGCCATGTGAACAGCAGAGCCAAATCAATACGCATCTTCTCGCCTTCAGAGAAGGATTCATACGAGAACTCATCACGAAAGCGTGAGCGAATGGTCTCATTGAACTGCTCATCAAGTTCAAACTGAACGAAGAAGTCCATCTCAGCAAGATACTTGTTGATTAGCTTGTTGATGATAGGCACATATTGACGAATGATTTGTGTCTTGATGCCACCATCTTTGAGTAGGTTAGCAACGACACCCATCGTTTCACGGTCAATCGTGAGGTCACGATGGTCATTATTGAAGCCTTCAAGTTCAGTATGCAATGCTTCAATCGTGCTGTTATCAATAGACTCTGCTTGCTTTTGAGTATCTTCCAACTCAGCTTGTAGTGATAGAACATTACGCTGGTTAGAAGCATATGTAGCGTTCTTAGCACTCATATCAAAACCATGTTGATTGATACGATTGTGAACCTCACTAATCTCAGTCTTACGAGTCTCTACAAGTACAATCTCTGTTTCCATCTTCTCAAGACCCTTTTCAATATCGTCTTGCTTGATGATTTTTTCAGAAACAATATTTGCTTTGTGATCATCTTCTATGCTCTGCTTACATACAGGGCAGTCATCGTGGTCTTTATAGAACTGTAGTTCCTTTGCAATCTCTTTGATCTTAGAACGAAGGTTCTTATCGAGGCGAACGAGTTCCATATGCTTCTTATTGACAGCCTTCTCATCACCAATAGACTTCTTCAGTTCACCAATCAAAAACTCCATCTCATTTACTTCTTCAAGGAGTACATCATTATCTTCAGTCAACTCTTGAATACGAGATTGAGTCTTCTCAGCATCAGCCCGTTTCATTTTCAAAATAGAATCATTGTGCTTATTAGCAGAAGCAATACGGTCTGTAGTCAGGTCAATTTGATATTTGATATCCTGCAAGTCAGTCTTATTTTGTGTGATACGCTCCTTGAGCAGAACGTTCATCTTGGTAAAGATTTGAATGTCAAGAAGGTCTTCAATAATCTCTCGACGATGTGCTGCTGGTAGCTGCATGAAAGGAACGAAAGTGCTGCTACCCAACACAACAATCTGACCAAACGATTTGAAGTTTAGCTTCAGAATGTTCTGCTCAAGGTGTGTCTGATAATCTCTGTTAGCACCATCTTGGTTGAGAAGATCATCATTCTTATATACTTCAAAGATGTTAGGCTTGACACCACGACGAATGCTATACTCATCACGACCAATACGAAAATCCAACTCAACGAGCAGGTCTTTCTGATTGATACTGTTCATCAACTGAGGCTTGTTGATACGACGAAATGGTTTACCATATAGAGCAAACGATAGCGCATCTAGAACAGTAGATTTACCAGCACCATTCTCGCCAACAATCAGAGTGGTTTTCTGATCATTAAGCGAGATTGTAGTGAAAGCATTCCCAGTTGATAGAATGTTTTTATAACGTATAGTCTTAAATTCAATCACAGATTCATTGCCTCCTGATACAATGACTTCACAGTATTGTCAACTCTATCTTTGTTATTACGAATGTCTAGACCATCAACATATTTGTGCAGGATAGTCAGAGTGTCTTCAGCCTCGTCAATCAGGTTGTCTTCATCAACAACATCAAGATTTAGATGGTCTTCAACAGTCTTAATATCAGCACAGCCCATGTCGATTAGTTTGTTCATCCACAAGTCGAACAAGTATGGGTTCGACTTATTCTTTATTATAACCTTAACATAGCTATCCGTCAACCCTTTTTCGAACTTCAAGTCTGTAATGTCATTGACGGACATATCAGTATCATCATACCATAGCTTGTGAAAGATGTTACGAGGGTTCTCGACAAACTCTAACTCTCGTGTTTCAGTGTCTAGCACATGAAAACCACGAGGGTCATTGTAATCGCTCCAAGTCATTTGATATGGAGAGCCTAGATATGAGATATTACTGTGGGTAGACTTATGATGAAAATGACCAGACAGTACCATATCAAACTTACTAAAAATATCCTTACTAAGTCCGTGGTGGTTAACTGCACCTCGATACATCTCAAATCCTTGTATCTCAAAGTGTCCCATAAGAATCTGAGCATCTGTTTTCTCAATCGCTTCCATTGTTACTTCATAGTTCTCATCACAAATCCAAGGTACGAGAAGCACCTTCAACCCATCATAGTCTCTCTCTACAGGCATCTCCCAGTAGCAGTTGAAGTTATAGAACGAATGCCCATACAACTGCCGCATACTGTTAATCTCATTAGTGTTCTTATAGAAACAATCATGATTGCCAATAATCATATCAGTGTTGATACCACGATTGTGAAGAGGTCTGATTAGATGCTCTTCTAGCTGGGAACTAGTGACGAAATTAATATACTTTCGACGGTCACACACATCACCAAGATGAATAACACTAGTAATCCCCATAGTATCAAGGTACGGAATGAACTGCTCGTCAAAAAAAGAATTAATATGAGTAGCAAGGATGCGATTATCATTTCTAACTCCAAAGTGAGTATCAGTTACGATAGCAATCTTCATTCTTCTTCCTCATCTTCGTCATAGAACAACTCAACACCACTTCTCTTCTTTACTTTGGGCACCTTCTTCTTCTCTAAATTCTTTTCATATTCATCAACAAAGTCATTCATATAATCAGTAGCATATGAACTCTGACTGTTAGATAGGTCTGTACCAGAAGCATCATCATACAGTTCACCCATCACTGCCATAGATGTATACATCTTCTGCTTTGTATACAGCAGCTTCTTCTCTTTTGCAATCCTACGAAGAAATGCATAGTAGATGATTTGAGTGAAATACGCAAAGGGATTTGCTGACTTTTCTGGGTCAAAGTTGTTGAGCGCTCTAATAGCATTCTCAATACCATCAGCAACCATCTCTTCACGGAATGGGTAATTGATGAAGTTTGGCTTGTATGAGAGTCTCGTTGAGATATCCATCATACAGCGCCCAATGTAATCTGGGATGATGGGCGGATCATCACCAGACTCTTCAGCATCTATTCTCTTCTGGCGATACTCAACCATCACCTCAAAAAACTTCTTGTTATCAATATAGTTGTTCTTTGCCTTAGCCATTGTGTTATCTCGCTTTTGTAATCGTTACACATAATATAGTATAAAACACGACGAAAGTCAACCCAAATAAAGCAATAAAAATATCAAAAAAGGATTGACATTTTTTTCAAACGCTGTATAATAGCATTTATGCTCCAATGAAACATTAGATTAGTTATAGTTGTTTCTGTTTGGTGGTACCATATGATTGAAGAAATCATCCGTATTTGAATCTTCTTCTTTTACACTTTGATGGTAAGACTCAAGAGCATCAGCATTTACCTTCTTTGCTTCATACATATATGTATGATAGTAGTATTCAGCAAGTTCATTTGCCTTACCCAAATCAGAAAGTATATTTGATTTAGGCAGATATGTAACATTATCTTCAGTCAGGCTCATCCAATGCTTTAGAAGAATACCATTGGTTGGATTGAAAAGAACTGTACAGGGGTCTTCAACGAGGTACCCTGTTTCGTTCTCATCTCTTATCCATGCGAAGATATCTTCACCACTTATTAACTTGAAAACGTGTAGCATGGCTATCCCTTTATATCTACGTTATATAGCTTTAAATTGAAACCCTCTTTTGAATATGTATCTACTCTCTCCATGAAGTGTTTCAGTGCAAAGTTTCTTTTCTTTTTATGTGAGAGGTCATCTACAATATCGTATAGGGTGGCTTTCTCTTTGCTCTCGTGCGTTCTAAGTCCTCTGCCGATAGATTGAAGATTACGAATCCTAGACTTTGAAGGAGACGCAAAAACAATATTATGAAGATTGCGTATATTGATACCAGTAGAATAAGTACCATAACTGGCAAGGATAATAGTATCGCTAGACTCTTCAACGAGTTTTCTAATATTTTCTCTCTCATTCGAATCTACCCCTCCGTACACAAAATGTACTTCTCTATCATCTGACTGAAGCAGTGGGTGTAATAGCTTACCATGCTTCTCAACGAACTGAAAGAGTATCAAAGTATTGCCCTTGAGACTCCAAGCAAGATTGCGAATGAACTTATTTCTCGCTTCATTTCTAACGATAAAATCAATCTCTTCTTGGTATGTCTTGTTACGCATTAACTTTCGTGTAGCTTCAGGATACTCTAACACAACACCCTTAATCTCTAAGTTTGCTAGAACATCTTTCTCCATCAACTCCGTTGTGCTTACGACTCGTTTGACGGTACCAAACAGTCCTTCTAGTACTAGCTTATGTGTCTGTGATCCATCAAGCGTACCAGTAAATCCATAGCGATATCTACAATCGTCCATTTTAGAAAGAATGTTAGTAAGAGACTTTGCTTTGAACAGATGTGCTTCATCACCGACGACAACATCAAATGGTTTGAACCACGGCTTCTTTAGTTTGTATATTGACTGCCAAGTTGTAATCACTACATTACTATCTATATCTTTCTCAGCACCAGCCATAATCTTATGAATGTCCATTGATTTGCCGTTGTTATATTCAACGAAATCTGATGCCATTTGATGGACAAGAGATGTTGTCGGTACGACGATTAACACTCTTTCGTTTCGTGCTAAGTGCCATTGTGTAAGCAAATAGATGATGAACGACTTGCCACTACCTGTAGGCGATAGTAGAAGTTTACGCTCTGAGTTGAGACACTCTACAAATGCATCATTCTGATAGTCACGAAGTTCATATGGTGCTTTGAGTAGTTTTGCTAAATCGTAACCAGACTCTTTACCATACTTACCTAATGGTTTGAAATAATCTGATACGATACACTTATAGTTTCTATCTTCACAGAACGATACCACATAAGGCAGCAAACCAGCATAGAGTAAACGAGTCATGTTATTGAGCAGACGTATCTTGCCGTCCCAAAACTTTGCTTTGTATTGAGGGCTGAACTTTGCACCTGGAACATCAAACGTGAAATAATCACTGAGTTCCATGATGATAGATGCTTCAGCATCAATACGAAGGAAGACCTCGTTTACTTTTTCTATACTGACTATATCTACCAAAATCCTAAGACCCTACCATTACCTATTATAATAAAGAAACAGGTGGTAAGGTGAGTTAGAATCCAGAATGTTCTTATAAGAGCAACCCGATTGTCATAAGGCTCAGTCTTATCGTCACTGAATGACCCTATAGCATACTTCCATACTCGCCACACTACATAGCACCTGTTCGGAATCGTTCAAAATCAATCATAGACTTGACGAGAAATCCACGATTATTTATACTCTTGATTATGTTCTCTAACAGGTCAACTTTCTCAGCAGCCTCACCAATCTTTAGCTTCACTTTGATAATAAGAGAGT